AGCACCGAAGTACCCAGCGCCATGGAAGCCACCATGAAGGTGCCCTGCCACAGAGCGTGGACGTCGGAACCGGTCATTTCGGTCTTCAGATCCATCAGCTTCACCGTACCGACGGACATCGGGTTCCAGACCAGAGCCACGGAATCAGTGAAGTTGGCGCTGTAGTCGTTGTTCTCACCGGTAGCCGCGGAGCGGTTGGTGGTGGGAAGGTGGTTCGACTTGATGATCTGGATGCCAGCGACACGCAGCACGGTGCCGTCGGCATAGGCGCCTTGACCGCCCCAGTCACGATTGATGACGTCAGTGGTCTGCGCCAGCTTGTAGTACTCAGCAGGAGCCAAGCAGCAGTAACGATCACCCTCGGGGAGGTTGTTCTCGTCCATCTTCTGCGCTGCAGAGAACAGCGCAGTAGCCAGCTGGGCACCAGTGATTGCAGTCTTGGAAGCTGCAACGATCTTGATGCGAGTACCGCCGGGCAGATCGGTGTTGAAGTTGGTCGCAGTACGAGCGGCCTTGGCAATCTGAGCCGCTACGTTCCGGTCAAACGTGTAGGCCAGAGCATTGCCCATCTCAGTGGTGTACTGAGAGCGCACGTCGTAGTGATTCTTGGCTTCATCAATGTCTGCGATGAAAGCCTGAGACACCAGCTTGTCATCGATTTTGATGACAGCTTCTGCGTGCTTCACCTGGTTGCCCACCAGCATGGTGCCGGGGGTGTGATAGGCAGCACTGTTGAGGCCGATGATCGGGAAGGATGCCGATTTGCCGGAAGAAATAGTGCGAACCTTATGCAGGCCCTCAAACACCGTTGCCTTACGGAAAGCGGTCAGCACTTCGCCGCCGTAGACCTGGAGGAACAGAGCGTTATCGCCCGCCCAGGAACCACCACCGGCATTGTTGACTAGGCCAAGACGCGAAGCGTCAAAATTAGGGGCAGCCATTGCTGTACTCCTAGAAGAATTGGGTTGTTACCCGACTCCTTCTCCCTTTCACTCTGGGTGTCCTCCGCAGAGGGCCGTCGCTTCCGTGAGCGGGTCTAGGTATCGGAAGTGTAGACACAAGGCAAGGCAACAAAAAGGCCCCGTTGCCGGGGCCGCCGCCATCTCCAGAAGGCTCTCGATCAGAAGATAGAGGAACGAGCAAGCTTTTCCTCAATCTTCCGCCTATATGCAGGATCTGCCGAATACCGCGGATCCTTCATGGCTTCCACCAGTTGAGCCGTGGACTCGAACTTGTCGGTGCTGGCCTTCGGCGCCCGGCCCCCAATGAGCTTTGGTTCGACGCCAGCCTTGGATGTGTACTTGGCGTAAAGGCCAGACACTGCCATGCGAACAGCAGCCATGGTGCTGTTGCCGGTGACGATCTCGTTGAAGCCCTTGATCTCCTCTTCGCTGAGGTTCTCAGCGGCCCACTCCAGCATGTCGCTGTAGCCCTTGTCGCCGCCGTACTCCTGCTTGAGGGCAGTGATCTCCTTGACCGTCAGGGCAGTGTCCTGTGCGGCCTTGTACTGCAGCCCCGAGAGGTAGGCATCGACCATGTCCCGGGTGAAGCCAGCCTCCTCAAGCTGGGTGTAGTCGTCATCTGCCAGCTGGCCAGTCTCCTGCCAGCGGGTGTTCATGGCAGTGAAGTCAATCTCGGCTTCTTCAAGGCGTGAACCAATGAAGTCGCCGTAGATCTCCTTGGCATCGGCGGACTGAGGTTTCTCCTCCTCGGAGTCGTCGGCTTCCGCAGCCTCATCCTCAATCTCTTCGACCTGACCGCGCTGGCTCAGCTTGCGCTGGGCTTCTTGGTAGGCCTTTTCCAGGTCCTCGACGGACTTGTACTTGCCGGCCAGGAGCGGTTGCTCCTCGGCTGCTGTGGGATCACCCCCCGATTGGAGGGCTTCCAGCATTTGTTCGTTTTCAGGCGACAGAGCAGGAGACTCTGCGCCAGCAAAAGTAACGGGTTCCGGCATGTGGTGAGTTACTTGATGGTGATAGAGCCGTCGTCGTCAACGACGACAACAGGTGCAGGGCTAGGTGCTGCCACCGGCTTTGGATCAACCTTGCCGATGACGATTTCTTCAGAAGGGCCGTACTGCTCGACGTCAGCCGGCGGGCCCTGAAGGGATACCGGGTTCTGATTGGGCTTCTGGGAGGGCATTGGGCACTGCTCCTGGGGCGCTGGGGTCGCTGCCCTCTGGGAATTGCGGGCCATAGGGGGCTCCTGGTTGGGTGTAGTTGGCGGCCACCTGTCCCAAGGCAGGGGACTTGAGGCCGGTCATGATCAGCTCTCGCTGTAGATCCTGCTGACGCAGGTCCTGTTGCTGCTGGCTTTCCTGGTTCAACTGGTCAGGGGTCTTCACCAAGTTAGTGGTGTCGATAGATTCGGCCGCCGCCAGTCGACGTAACGCCTCATCAAGGTTTAGGTACTTCTGCGCAATCTCTGGGCCAAGAGTTTGAGTTGCAGTAGTGATGAACTGCACCAGCTTGTTGCGATCATCGCCGCGGCCGATGGCTTCCAGGCCAGTAACAGGCTTTGGATTGACCAATGCTTGACCGTTCTGCCCCTTAGGGAAGGGGGATAACTTGCGTTGACGACGCAAGATGTGCATCAACCGTCGCACCAAGGGCAGTTGTAGTTCCTGGGTGAGGATGGAATACAGGCCGCCAATGCCAGCTTCAAGTTCCTGTGACATGTAGCGGATTTCTTCCGCAGTCACCCGTTCACCAGGACGCTGAATAGCGGTGTTCAACAGGAAGGCAAACTGCAGTCGACCTTCAATGCGGTCGATGGTGTTCTGCGCAATGCCCAGGTCTTGCGACTTCTGGCTCTGAATGACGGAGACGTCGTTGGCGTTGCCCTGGACGATGGCGCCATTGGGCGCATTGGCCAGAGTGCGAGGCCTGGTGGTGCCGTTGGGATTGACCAAGAACAAGATCTTGGCCGCGGCTGCAGCACCTTCAAGCACCGATTGGTACAGCGACTCAAGGGCCAGGAGGTCGCCGTAGTACTCCTCAATGTAAGAACGGCCGTACTCTTCGCCGTCTACGCGATTGAAGCGCAGGGGGATAAACGGCGACACCTCGGCATCACACATGCCGTGGGAACCAGGGATCTCCTTATTGCGGGCCTCCTGCCACCAATGGCACTTGCCCTGCTCAAACTCAACGCGGGTGTAGATCTTGACCGTCTTGGACCCACTGCGGCCGGTGCTGTACTCAGCCGAGTCCTCCTCGGGGTCCACCTCGTCATAAAGACCAGGCGGCAGGGCGTCGGGGTAGACCTCCTCCTCGACGATGATCTCCGTCAGGTTCCCCATGGGATCCCGACAGGCCACGAACTGGTTGAAATGGATGACGCGCAGGCCCTGCTCGCCGATGTAGAGCAGGACGTTGCCGCCCACCAGCAAGTGCTTGAAAGCTTCGTGCATGGCGGCGCGGCCACCTGCCGTCTCAAAGACGGACATGACGGCACGCTCCACCTGGACGAGAGCGGTGTCCAGTTCAGTCTTGATCTCAGGCCCGGCCTCTGCGACGCGCAGGGCCAGGTCGTCGATCTCCAGCTTGAAGAAGCTGGAGTTAGGAGGGAACAGGCTGATTAGCAGCTTGCTGGCCAGGTAGTTCACGCCCCGGGCGCCCAGGGATTGATAGGGCGTCTTGAGCCGACCGCGGTCAGTACCCCCTGCCTCAGGGATCAGGCCAGGGATTGTGACCTTCGAGCAGTCCCTAGCGCGATCCAGAAAGGAATCCCGATTCCCGACCAGCTGCTGGTAGCGAGCAGCAGCTGTACCAAGCTCCTCTTCGTTGTACGGCTGCCGTTGACGGTCAACGCTGCCGGTCAGGTTCAGGTCCACTTGATTAGACAGCGGGGATGCTTAGGCCGCCGGCGCCACCGGCAACAGCTGGAATATCAGTCCGCAGGCGACGGCGCCCAACGCCAGCCCGCAGAGGGATTGCCATGTCCATTGCTGCACCAGGAATGCCTGCAGCACCTGCAGCGGTAGGCGAGGTTTCAACGGCGGAGGCCGCAGCAGTGGCGACAGCCTCCGGAGCCGGCGGCGGAGGAGCGGTAGCGATGGCTTTTTGCTCAGCCATCTGCTGGCGCTGCAGTTCAAACTGCTGTTCAAACTGCTGACGCTGCAGTTCCATCTGCTCACGAGCCAGCTTCTCCTGGCGCTTCGCAGCCCTCTTGGCGTCATCACTGGCCCTGTTACCACCACCGCCGCACATAGGTCAAAGCTCCTCTTGCTGCTCAAGATAAACGGCTCGCAACATGCGAACCACCGACCGCGACCCGACATACATCCAGATCTCTCTGTCGGAGGCGTTGATGTCAGGGCATTTTTCGGGGATGACTTCTTCCAAGCGATTGATCAAGGCCTCGTCAAGTGGAGGCCAAGCCACGTCGTCAGTCATCACTTCTTTTTCTTGGCAGTTTTGGCGGATTCTTTGAAAGCCTTGGCGGTAGGTGCGCCTTTTTCGCCAGGCTTGCGCATGCGTTCCCCGGATCCAGCCTCAATGCGCTCCCGCTTGCGGTGGATGTTGATGTAAAGGCCGTCGCGCGGGCTTGGCATGGTGGGTATTTCAGTAATCCCAGCGTATCCGTGGGCGACCAGGGCGGATGCCGACGTGAATGAAACCTTTCGGTGCGCCGTAGCCCAGGGAATAGGGCCATGCGCTATCGGCCCAGCTCTGTAACTCCTTGATCGACATGCCATCGAGGTAGAAGTCGATGGCGCCAGTATCTGGTGCGTCGTATAGGTGCTCAGAGCGAGTGGAACCACCTACCTGGGCGTTGATCTTGGGCGGCCGGTAGCCAGATGTGATGATGACCGGCCGATTGAAATGGTCCCTGGCCTTTTGAGCGAACTGGCAGAGCAGCATCGCCGTGTTGCACTGGTGCTGAGCGATGAAACGACGCGACTCCGACTGGAGGGTCAGCTCCCCATAGGTGATGTTGGGCGTGACCTGGAGGGAGAAGGGGGCCTGTGGCTGGAAATTGGCGGCCTTGATGGCCGGATCAGCGCGATACAGCTCCGCGAAGTCCTTCAGCTGTTGCGGCGTCAGGGCTTCCTGGAGGGCATTCCATGCAGCCAACTGATGGCTGAGGCCCTTGAAGTGCCGAGCGGCATCAGCGAGACGAATTTGCGCCATTGATCAAGGGCTCCTTGGGGAAAATCTGGACGTTTCTGACCGGGAATGGCAGCTGCTCCCATACATCGCAGTCCATGGCCAGCTCCCAGGCCATGTCTTCCGAGGCGGCAACGACGACGGTCTGGAAAGAACCGGTGATCCGTCGGCCATCTGGACCCAAGAAGGCACCTGGCAGCCTGATAACCCAAGCCCGTGGCCTAATTGGCGGATCGAGCAGGTATCCAGCTTCCTTTGCCATTGGCTTTGGGGAGGTCCGCCAGAGCAATCCCAAGAAAACGCGCGTCAAGAGCTCCATCGAGATTCCCCATAAAGGCTTCCAGTTCCAGATCCCAAAGTTCAGATTTCCTTTCTGCGATGGCACGGTCTTCGTCAATGGCGAGGGACTCATTCCAGTACTGGATGGCACCGGCGACTGCATCGAGACGGTCATCGTGCTGAAGACAGTTCTTGTCGACGGTGATGTGAGTCAGCTGGTGGAACAGCTGATAGCTGAGCTTGACCTCAGCTGCGTCATCATCACGGCCGCGGCTGTCGTTTTCAACGACGGAGCGGTTGACGATCAGCCGGTGCTGGTTCAAGACCGGCTCCAGGGCTGCAATGATCCGCCGTTCCTTCTGGACGTTCGACCTGACCGGCTCAATGGTGCAGGGGTGCTGCAGTTGCAGGTGCGGTTTGAGCAGTGCCTCCAACATCCCCTGGCCGAACTGGTCTTCCAGAAGGATCAGGTTGACCTTGTGACGCTTGGCCGCGGCAGCTAGGCCCTCCAAGACCGGATCGGTGTAGCCCTGACGGAAGGCGCCAACCTCCAGGAGGAACAGGTTGCCGTTGAGATGGGCAACGATTGCGTAAGCCGTCTCGTCAGCACCACGACCAGAGGGGTCGATGAACATGACGCAGCCCTGGAAAGGCACCCAGTCGCCATGGATGAAGGCTGGACGGTGGTAGTAGTCCCCTGAAAAGCCAACAGTCGGCAGATCAGTGATGCGGTACTCAGCGCCAGACGACCACACCAGCTTCTCTGGGGCATGGTCGCTGACCTCCATGACCATCAGGTCGGAAAGACGCAGCGGGAATCGCTCTAAGTCGGAAAGGCTGGTATCCAGCTGGAACTGCAAAGCAAAGGCAGAGCGGCCATAGCTCACTTCCCGCTCCAGGAGATCCATCTCCGAGAAGCGGCCCGGGTCAACCGGCTTGCCTTTCAGCTCCTGGCAGTTCTCTTGGACGACAGGTGCCAGCAGGTCTCCGTATTTCTCCGGCTTGTCGGGGTATCTGGCCGGCCAAATGCGCGAAGCAAAGCCCTTGTGCAGCAGCTTGTTGTAGATGGACTCCTCTGTCTGAGGCGTCCCAAGGAACATGATGTCCCCGCCTGGCTTAAGGATTGCGTTGAATTCACCAACGGCAGCCAGCAGCTTCTCTCGCATGCCGACAGACCAACTCGTGAATGGCGTCTCGACGTCGTCAGGAAGGATCAGGTCGGCACGAGAACCGGTCAACTGACCGAAGACACCGACAGACTTCACTGAAGCTGACTGGTCAGGGATAGCAGGACGCACGTCAAAACGATTTGACGCCGACCGCTGCTCATCACGATTCGGTTCCAAGCACTGAAGCAGGGGCATCTCCCTGATCAGGCGGATGCAGAACATGGTGAAGTCATCGGCCCTGGTCTTAGACGCCGAGACCACCATGATCTTTTTCTGTGGGTCGTTACGCAGCAGCCACAAGACGTAGGCCGCGGCCATCCATGACTTGCCGACACCACGAAATGCTTCCACGATCCGTCGCTTGGGACCGTGTTGCATGAAGTGAGCAATGTCCAGCTGGACTGGAGTGGGGTCTGGCAGCTTTAGGTGGCGCCATACCACCACCAGGAAATACCGAAAGTCCTTGTCGAAAGGATCGGGCAGTGGCTGCCAGCTGACAGATGATTTATTCATCAAGGCAGATTAGGCGTGCCACCCCAACAGAATGGCTAGATATCAGGGAACGGCGCAGTCGGTGGGGTGAGTAGTCATTGCGACTTCTAGGGCGCAGGAGGGTTCACTTTGTACGGGTGATTGCTGGGGAGGTTTGCCGTTAGGCCCCATTTGTGGGCTAGGTAGCCTTCGATGCGTTGGCGAATGTCGGTTGACGCAGGTGCGGTAAGGCACACAACTTCGGCTGCGTCCAAAGCAGCAACGATGGTAGCCCCGCCATCCGACATATCTCCTAGGGCAAACGGTGTGTTTGTTATTTGATTCGCAAGACTAGATGTAGTACTCCTGGAAACTGCCTCATAAAACAGCTCGGCATTCGTACCATTTCTATCGTAACCAAATAAATGAAAGTTGGTATTAGGTGTTCCTGAAAAGTCAACAGCATTGCTTCCCGTAGAAATTGCAGCAGACCTTGTTGAAACACCGTTTTGGTAAATAAGCGTGCGTCCTGCGCTTGCGACTAGGTATTGCCCTGCCCAAGCCGATTCGCCAGAGGCACTTCTATTTGCTGTAACAGCGTAAATGCCAAAAGACGCAGTTGTATATAGTGCTGATGCGGTTGCGAGTCGGTCGGGTGAGCCTGTTGGATCAAAACGGATAATGTTTTTGCCGTTCAACACAGCGCTTGCCACTGTTGGCCTGTTTGCACTTGTTGCTTGACTTACATGACGACCATTGCCACTTTTGTCATCCCACTGACTAACACCACCAGATACCGTGGTGATCGTGTTTGCATCAGCAGCATCCAGCCACAACGCAGTCGAAATCAGCGCAGGCGTCCATTGCGTAAACGACGGCGTAATCGTCCAACTCATCGCTCTACCTCCTGAACACTAGAAGTGGCAGTGTCTAAAAGGTTGTGGTTTGTGTAGTTCATCCCAGCACCTCCGGGAATGGGGCAGTAGGCACAGCAAAGTTAGAGGTGTAGCGAGCTATGCCCTTGGTGATGCGAAGTTCGTCGATGTAGCCAGAGAAACTAAAAAGAGAGTTGGCTGAGTTCAGTCCATTTTGCCCAATGACAGGACCATTTGATTCTGTTTGATAATTTGACGTGTCTGTCCAAGTCGAACCGCTTTGACTTCCATTGATGAACAATCTTGTTGAAGTACCGGACCGCGAGACAGCTAGATGGGACCAAGTATCTAACCCCAAGGTACCGCCCGAAATAACCGTGCTGTTATTTACAAAATAACCTATAGACCCGTTTGTGTCATAGTAAAGAAGTGTCGGGAAGGCTCCATTGACAAGTGTTCTAAAGTCGACAACCGGTGCGAATTGTTTCCGACTTACCGTTGGGCGTACCCAGCACTCAATGGTAAAGTCGCCAGTGCCAAACGCAAGATTAGAGTTGCCGTTAATCCTTAGAAAATCTACATTCCCTCCGAACTCAATTGAAGCACCACCATACTTGCTTTGGGCAGTGGTAATTTGAGTGTTTCCAGTCCTAGTAGCTGTTCGAGCATTAGTGCTGCTGTCCACAAAGGTAGTGCTTCCATTGGCTCCATCACCATGCAAAAGCAGCGAAACGTTGTTGTAATAAGGATCAGCAGCAACTGATTCCTTCTTCAACACCACCTTTCCCGGCACATAAATCGGGCTCATGACAGTACCTCCACGAGGTGATTAGAGTTATAGACTTCTGTGGGTGTCATGGTATTGCTGCTCCGATAGCGGTGATGAGTGCTGTGACGCGGGTGTCAAGTTTGGCGAGGTCTAGGGATTCGCCGATGGAGTAGAAGGCGAGGCGGGCACTGGAGTATGACGGAACACCGCCTGAGCGAGCAAATACAAATATATTTCCACTGTAAGTAGTTTCAGATGAGCCAGATACTACAGCATTAGATCCGGTAATTCTTGATACATATTCAGCGGGCGCAGACGGGAATCTAGAATGTCCGACAAATCCAGACAAAGTAGCAGAGCTGGCACTTCTAGAGATACCACGGTTGGCTGTAGATAAGTTTGCCGACGAGGAGATAATGCCATTTCTACCTGCATCAGTAAAACCGGCCCCAAGCAAAGCTCGTGTATCCGCGATGTTTGGAATTAGGGATGCGTAAATAGCATTGTGGTTGTTGTTTTGTGGATCAGCATTGTTGTTGCGATTGGTATTTAGATACTTCGTGCTCGCATTTCCCACCAGCCCCGTCTTGCGGTTGTAGTCACCAGAGACAAAGTTGAAGTTTGTCGGAGCCGTACCAACAAGCGGAGTTAGCGCTCCGGCCAGAGTCCTAGCTCCAGCCAAGATACAACTTGCCTTAATCGCACTCCAGATCCCGTCCTGCTTACACCCAATTACAAAATCATTGATGGCGTAGCGGACACCAGTTTCCAGCGCCTGTGTGTCAGCAGCCTCCACCGCTTCGATGTAAGTGGAGGCATCAGTATCAAACTGAAACCCCGGCCGCCAAACAAGCGTCATACGTCACCTCCATCGGGCTCAGTAGTGTCGTTGTCTTCGAGGGGGACGGGTGCCACATAAGGGGTGCCGTCTTGGTTGAAGCGTGGTTCAGGCATGACCCAGTACGGACCCACCTGATAGTCCTGACAAGCCTTATTGGCTGCAGTGGTGGCGTACTCTTGAACGATGTCGGTGGGTTGTTTGCCTTCGGTGTAGGCAATAGCGACGATGCCAGGAATCAGCTCGTCGGGGATAGTGATTGTGTAGTCCATAGTTAGTTACCAAGTGGCGAGGGCAGCACGCTTCCACGTATTTGTGGCCGTGCAAACGTAGATGTAGTCGGCGTCGTAGCGAATATCGCCGGCAGTGCCGGTGGCTGTGGCGTTGGCTGGGGCGGTGCCTACTGCACGCAGTTGGCCAGAGATTGTGCCGTCTCCCGTGGATCCGTTAGTTACTTTGAGGACACCTGAAGTGGATCTTTCCACTCCAACATCACTTGCCCCTTGGCCAGCAAATCCAGCTCTAAAGTTAAGAGCGCTACTTGCTAGTTGAAGTTCGCCTGGGCTAAAGAATAGATAAGAGGTTCCGTTAAGTACAACGCCAAACCGACTAGATGAACCAGTCCCGTATAGAAGCAGGCCATTTGAATCTGTATTGCCAATATCAACATTGGTTTGACTAAAGCTACCGCCTGATTTGAGGCGAAGGCGACCTGCAGATGTGATACTGGCTTGACTCGTCCCATTCACCTGCAGATCCAGCAGGTTCCCCGCAAACCCACTCGCTGCATTAACACCAAGACCAGTACCACTTGTAGACCACGCAGTGCTGGTGGTTCCAGAGGGTTCAATCAGCAGTTGAGGCTTGGTGGTAGTACCTGTGCCACCAGTAAACCAAGTGCCAGTGAAGCTAACCGGAGGGGTGCTAGCTGCACCGTTCAAACTCAGTGTGATGTTGCCAGTAGCACCGATGGTTGCAGTGCTCAGACCAGCGTATGCACCAGCGTTGTTGTAGATCGGCTGCCCACTAGATCCCGCTACAAGGGCGACGGTGCCCGTTGCATCTGGGAAGCTGATGGTGCGGTTTTGGGTGGGTGTGACGGTTTGAAGCGTAGTGGTGTAGGTGCCGCCGTCCGACAGGTTCACATCACCCGCCACCGTCATCACTTTGGCGGTCTTGTTCCAGGTCAGATCGACGTCACCGCCGAACACACCAGCATCATTGAACTGGATCTGGGTATCGCTACCGCCTGGTGTTCCGCCACCAGAACCGCTGCCACCGATAAGCCGTTTCATGGATTCACTCCGCAGTAGAAAGGGCCACCTTGAACACGACGGTGGGTGTACCGCCTGAAATGCTTACCAGGCGTCCCCTGACGTAAGGAACCGGAGCTTGAGCAACGGAATAAGCCGTTGTGCCATTAGCGGTCAACGTGGTATCCAGCTCAACAGGATCCAAGTTGAACCAGTTAGTGGCATCCAAGGAGCCTTCCAGTCGAATGACGACGTTGGTGCCGATCGACGACACGGTCACTTGAAACACCAAGTTGTCTTGGGTTCCTAGGCCTTGGAAATCAGTAGTCCCTGCTGATGTCAGGGTGCCCAGCGTTGCAACGACTGGAGAGGACATGGCTAAGCAACCCTACGGGGTTTCATCTGTACCACCTTATCCAGGTCCGGCAAGGACGACACCAGCTCTCCAAAGGGTGTGCCTTCCACTGGTTGAGCACTGATGTTGTTGTCTTTCAAGAACTGCCGAAGAACCGACAACTCAGAACTGGTAATCGACCCGTCGTGCAGCTTCTCCTTCAACAAGAGAGCTAGCCCCATATGGAGATCAGCTAGCTGGTCGTTGATGTCGTTCGTCTTCTTGGCCATGACGACGTCAGCAGAAAGGGCTGAGAGGGAAGGGCTGGTCTTCCCTCCTAGCTAGGCACCCACCACAGGCACCGTCAACACTGTAGGCGGTAGTCAACGGCCGCCAGGACGACGTCTCGCGTCTTCTGCCCGCCTCTTGGCCAGGTAAGCAGCAAACCCCTGCTCATCCGTCCGCAACCCATCCACAAGGCCGTGCTGCGCCCTCCAAGACTTCATCGTCTCCTTGTACGCCCTGCGGTCCTGCCGACTGCCGACCCAGTCCTCGCTGATCACTCGCTGAAGACTGGCCATGTACGTGTTCTGTTGCTGCCGTTGATAGTCTTGGCTCATCGCCTGCTTGCTCCAGGTGGTCGTGGTCGAGGTGCGCCAACACCGTCGACCCCAACAATCTATCCACCCCAACCCCAGCCAGCACTGGGGTTTTTTCATGCCAACTCCCCTCTTGACACACCCATGTACAGTGGGGGTTAACAATCCCCTTCGGCAAGGGTACATAGTTAATCCACAGGCCAACGGGCCTTTTTTTGTGTCCGTCTCTGTATTGGAAATGGGTCCAGCAACAACGATCCCTCCAATGGTTCCGGGATTGGCCTAACGGCCAATAGCCCTTCACTACCTCCTGGTCGCCCCTACAGGGGCTCCCAGACGGCCACACCCCTGCCCCGATGGCCTCACGGCCATCTATACCCCTCAGCCCAACCCCCTCTCAACCGGGGGCTCACCAGCGGTTGACCAACTTTTTGCTGGAAAATTCTGAGGGGCACACCCTCGACCAACTTTTTACCGGAAAATTCTGAGGGGCTTACGCATAGTGCGGCAGCCGTCGTCACCCCCCATGGGGGGGCCCTGCGCGGGGTTGATGCGGTGCCCCTGGGGGCCTTGGACAGGCTGGGCCACCCGCTGGACAGCGCAGACCCCAGTCGTACCAAGGTGTCCTAGGGGCCTGCGCACCTGTGTGCATGGCAGGTGCGCAGGGTTGGACAGGGGTCGCCAGGGGTGGGCCCGGAGGGTGGGGTGCCCTGGTGGGCCTGGTGTGGTGCTGCCTGTTGAAGCGTGCCCGCCCCAGGTCCAACTCGAACCGAGAGGACCGTGGAGGGAACACGGGTCCGCGGTCGAAACGGTCGCAATCCACCAGTAATGGTGGTAATGTGGAGGAGCAGTGGGCGAAGCCCGCTGCGACCCACCACACGGCAAAGCGGCAGCCCGGAAGGGCTGGCGGTTTGACCGATACCGCACCTAGACAAATGCAGATCACCGAGCGCGCCTCGAAGGCGGAGATCATCTCCGCTGCCTGCGAGCTGGCGGATAGCCAGTCTCAGCGGATCGAGGAGCTGCAGCAGCGGCAGATCATCCTCCTAGCCCTCCTGGGCCTGGTGGCTGTACTGGAGCTGCTGTGATGACGACCGCAACCACTGCCACGTTTCAGCGCATCCACGATGCCTGGCAGGCCTTGGTCCTGGATTCCATCCAGGCATGGAAGAGGCCGGTCAGCGTGCCTTACCTGGCGCCGTTGACAGATGGCCGCTCCCAGGTCGTCTGGGACATGAGCGACGATCCAAGGGGATGGGACAACCAAGCGGTGACCCATCTCCTGCCAGCACTGCTGGCCCAAGCCAACCGCTACCGGCGGATGGGCTTAGACATCTCCGCTGCTGACTGCTGCTGGCTTGTTCAGCAGCTGAAAAGCGGGGCCATGACCATCGTCGGGTCTCACATGCTCCCAGCTGAATGACGGCATCCCGGAGGGGCTTCGGCCCTTCCCTGCTGCCCTCACAGCAGCAACCCACCACAACGATTTGCACCTATGAAAACCGAAGAACAAAAGGAGCAACTGAGCCACGCCGAGCAGAACGCTGAGAGCTGGTCTGACCAGATCACGGCGGCATGGGAGGCCTATGGCTTCTGCTGCGAGGAGGGAGAGGGCAAGTACCTCTCTCGTGAGGCGAAGCAAGTGCTCAAGGGCCACGGCTACGACGGCACCAATTACAACCACGTTGCGGAAGGAATTGAAGAAGCCATGCGGGTGACCGCACTGAGCGTCGAAGTGCGCAGCGGCTGGATGGAGCCAGGCGACGGGGACTCAGTGGACCCCGATGAGTTCCGCATCCTGCTGTCGACCGGAGGGCCTGCCCTTCGGGTGATGGGGGAGCTGGACCGCTGCGAGCCCTCCCGTTGCTGGCTTGAAATCCAGGATTGGGGAACACCTTGGACTCGGTACTTCAGCCGCAGTGCTGAGCGGGTAACGGCCCTCCATTGGTTCGCTTCCCTTTTCTATTACGGGGAGGGCTGAACCAATGCTGAGCCGCCTGCCTGTTGCTCTATTCACGGTGGCGGCCAGCTCCCTTTTGTGGCTTATGGCCCTGGAGGAGCTGGCCCGTCAGCCGGTGACCAACACCGGCACCCAACCCACTACCCACCACGTCGACCGATGAACCAGTTCTTTCTGACCCAAGCCGACTACGAAAGCCGCTGGAATGGCTGGGCCTCTGCCGCCTCTGAGTACTGCCAACGGGGCTACCCCGTGCATTACGAGGGGGTCGACTGGCAGCAGGCCTGCCGCGATAACGGCTTCTATGGCGCCATCGAAAAGGTGAAGGCCTCCTATCGGATCCGCCAGCACCGCCGCCGTATGGCCGCCAACTAAACCACCACGGGCCCCAGTAATGGGGCCTTTCCTTTTACCCACCACAAACCATGGCAACCAAACACCAGCTGGAGCAGCAGATCTACCGCTGCGAAGACGAGATCCTGGAGGCCTGCCGCTCCAACTGCTACGCCCACCTGAAGATGGACAGCGACGCCATCAAACGCAGCAACGCCAGGCTCTACGCCTTGCGGGTGCTGGAGTCGCAGCTGCATGCAGCGTGGCGTCGCACTCCCGTGTGACGGATCGCTACAGCGCCCCTGCCACTGCCGGTGGGGGCGCCATGCTGGCGGCGCCGGCAGGACCGGCACCCACCACGTCGCTATGCACCACAGCAATGCGTTGGCTGCAGACCTTGCGTTGGCTGCAGTATTCACCTGTCCCTATTGATGAAACAACCCCACCTTCTTCTGGTTGAGGCATCAGTCCGTCTCTTTGCTGAAGGTCACGCCGAACTGGCGTATGACCTGAGGCAACTGGCCCTTAAGTGGACGCCAGAAAGCGAGAAGCGGCTGATCCATGGGCCGGAACCAACCGATGAAGACAGCGACTTCGACTACCTCTCACCCATCCACGACCTATGACCTCACAACCATCGGATTCAGAACTGCACGAGCTGTATCGCAGCTGGTGGCAGGACTCCTACGGAGCTGTGCCAAACGCGCAAGCAACAAGCATCGCCGCGGCCTTCGCCCGCCATGTGTTGACTACGTATAAGGAGGGGGCTGATGGCACAGCTACCTGAATCGCAGGTGATGGCACGCCTCAGACATGAGGTGTTGACCGTGCTGTACCAGCAGTTCCCGAAGACACTGACCCACCCTCAGTTGGTGGAGGCAGTGAGCCAGCCATTCCTCACTCGTGACAAGCAGTGGCTACAGGACGCAGTGAAGGAGCAGACGCAGGTGCTGCACCACGCCAACCTGATACGACCAGCCTCTGGTGGTTACACCTTGACGGAACGTGGTCGAAGGGATCGGCAACAGGCAGCACGGTTCCTGACCAAGAAGATCAACCCACCACAAGACGCAGCATGACCGACCGACAAATCATCGAGCTTTGGGATGAAGTGCAAGTGCAGTTTTCGTCGATTGATTATTGCAAGCGAGAGCTTGAAGTACTCCCTAAAGGGACTCCCATGATGCCTGATCAGTACAATGCTCTTGTCAGGGCAGACAGGCGCCGAGAGTGCGACGCCATTGTGGCTTTTGCTCAGCGCCTACTTGCAAAGGACGCAGCATGAGCAGGATTCAAGAGTTCGACCGACGGGCTGAGTCGGTCACCCACGACAGAGCAGCTGACTACGGGGATCCCAACGTCAGCTTCGACCGCATTGCGTTGATGTGGTCGGCCATCACAGGGGCAGACATCACTGCCCAACAGGTGGCGCACATGATGATCTGCCTCAAGCTGAGCCGGTTACAAACCAGTCCCAATCACCTGGATTCCTATGTCGACATCGTCGGCTACGCAAGATGCGGCGTCCTCTGTGGACCCCGTGAAGCCAACACCACTGGAGATCAAGTTTGGGAATGACCTGATGGGTCGTTGCCTTGCTGCCTACTGGACTGACCGCCAGGCCCTCATCGACGCACGCAGTCGCATGCGTGCAGTGGTTGAGGTCATCGCCGATGAGGTGCGTCGGTGGGCACCGGACAAAGGCCAAGCCAAGATCTGCCACTTGGCTATCAATGAAGTTGCTGACCGCCTACTGCGAGACACTAATGACCTATGACCCGAAGTGGCGCATCGAAGACGAGCGCCGAGTTGAATGGCTGGAGCGTTGCTACCAGCAAGATGGACGACGTGACCCCAAGCATTCCAAGCACGGCACATACACCGGGCTGGTTGATAAGTGGGGCCACCTGCCCTGGAAGGTGCAATGACCAAGCCGAGAGGCAAGGACTGCGCCTTTGTCTTGACCTGGTCGGATGATGAGCAGCCCAACCTGGGTGATGGTGTCAGCCGCACGTCGGATCCACGGTCTTCCTTGTGGGAAGTGCATGTGTGGTTTGGTGCGGCACGACCCATGAAGGAATCCATCCGGGCAATTAACAACAAGCAAGCCCTCAAGTTTGCAAAGAACCGCTACCCAACAGCCACTGAAATCAAACTCATCGGAAAGAAATGACCTCAAGACCTGACGCGCTTGGCGAGAACATCTACGTCTACGCCAAGGACAAGCCAACCAAAGATGACGCCGACCAGAACGGCTATGTGTTGTACTTCTGCCCTGAGTACGGCTGGTACTCCGGCATGTTTACGAAGGCGCACATGCCGAACACTACGCACTGGACCTACCTGCCACTTCGCCCGCCAGCACTGCCTGATCCCACCGTTGCCCGTGACAGGGAGTTCAACGACTGGCTAAAGACATTCCCCACCAAGTTTGAGGACAGTGTTATTGCATTGTTCCGTCTTGGTTGGAACGCAGGCTGGGCTCGTGCATCAAGCCGCTGATCCACTGATTGATAAACAGCTGGATCTTGAGCGGGAGATGTACCTGTTGGGTGCCGACCGTCGTGAGCTGCTGCGCAACCGGCGGATCGTCACCCGGATGGAGTCCCTTTCGGACTACGGCAATGCCTTGGTCACGCTTGGCATTGACCAGGTCATCAAGGAGATACGCATCCATCGCAAGCGGCTGAAGGATGGTAAGGCAGGGCCTGGCTACAAGTACCTGGGCCCACTGCTATGCCTTGCCCCGCACCGCATTGCTGCTTGTGCATTGCGTGCCGTCGTCGATCAGATCAGCAGCCCCGTCAACCTCGCTGCCCTAGCGCACCACGTTGGGGAGATGGTCTGGATTGAAACCATGCTGGCCCGTGCCAGTAGGTGGGAGATGCAGAACCACAAGCGGGTGCGTGGTCGCTTCCAGCAGAAGGTGCAGGACATCCATCGGATGAAGAACACCGAGACCTGGTCGCCTCAGGAACGGGCTGCAACAGGTGCATTCCTGGTGATGGCTATCGCCAGCAAGACCGGACTGATCAAGGTCGACAGGGCCCAGCGCGGGCCACGTCTGATCACTCAGGTGCGGGCCACTGATGACTGCATGGCCTTCATCGGCAAGGTCAACGACACAGGCATGGCCTTGTGTCCGTTCTCCCTGCCGATGGTGGCTAAGCCCAGGCCATGGACCACGGTCCTGGACGGCGGCTACTTCACCGACATCCCCAACAACACCCTGCTCAAGGACGGCGCCGACTTCGTTGCTCAGCACACCACTGGCACGGAGCCCTTCATCCAGGCCGCCAACCACCAGCAAGGTGTGGCATGGCAGGTCAACCGCTGGATCCTTGAACAGCTGGAGCACGCCTGGGAGAAGAGCATCTCCGTCGGGAAGCTGATGCCAAGGGAAGGGTGGGCTGTGCCTCCCTACCCAAAGCACCTGCCTGATGACCACCCGGACATCACGCAGTGGAAGTTCAATGCCAGGCAGATCCACGAACGCAACGACAAGACCAAGAACCAGCGCATTGGTACGGCCAAGCAGCTGTGGCTGGCGCGTCGTTTCGTGGATGAGCAGCGGCTGCACTACCCAATGCAGCTGGACTTCAGGGGTAGGTATTACTACCGGCCTCCGTTCCTCAACCCCCAGGCCAACGACATTGGCCGTGCCCTGCTGCAGTTCGCTGATGGCAAGCCCATCACGGATGCCAGCCAAGCCGAATGGCTATGGGTGCATGGTGCCAACCTCTATGGCCACTCCAAGCTGAACTGGAAAGCACGCCTTGACTGGGCACACCAGCACAAGGAAGCCATCTGCCGGGCCGGCATGGACCCATGGCAGACGACACAGTTCTGGACTGAGGCCGACGACCCCTGGCAGTTCCTTGCCTTCTGTCGTGCTGCCTATCAGTACGTCGAACAGCGACAGCATTTCATCTGCCAGCTGCCCGTCGTCCTGGACTGCACATGCTCTGGCATCCAGCACTACTCAGCCCTGCTCCGCAATGAGCAGATGGCTGAGCTGGTGAACCTGATGCCGAGCGACAAGCCGCAAGACATCTACGCCCATGTCCTGCGTGCAGTGCTCCACCAGCTGCGCAACGACGCAGACAATCCACATGCCCGGGCGTGGCTGGAACTACAGCCCGACCGGTCGTTGGCCAAGCCCGTCGTGATGACGCTGCCCTACTCAGCGACCAGGCAGGCGGTGTTCAAGCACTGCCAGGTCTGGGCATTTGAAAGAACCCTTGAGCTGTACGGCACGGAGGGGTGGTGCTTCAAGCGTGGCGCTATTGCTGCCATGCACTACATGACCACCATCCTGGTGCGTGAAACCAGCAAGATCATCGGCCCTGCCAAGCACGCCATGTCGTGGTTCAAGCAGGTCGGCAAGCTCGCTGGCACTCATGACATTCCCCTCCAATGGCGCTCACCGTCGGGTCTGCTGGTGCGACAGCAGTACTTCGACTACCGGGGTGTTCGCATCCCGCTGCTCTACCTATCGCCGGTGATCAAGACCTTTGATTCCAACCACCTGACGAATGGGTTGAATCCAAAGCGGATGGGCAATGGGCTTAGCCCCAACGTCATCCACTCCCTGGATTCCAGTCACATGGCCTTCGCAACTGTTGATGCGTTTGCCAATGGCGTCACCAACCTGGGCGGTATCCATGACTGCTTCGCTACGACGCCAGCTGAAATGAGCCAAGTGCGCAACTCAGTGCGCAACAGCTTTGCTGCGATGTACTTAGAGGATTGGTTCCACACCATCACCACTGAACTGCTGGCCCAACTGCCGGCAGAACTGCACGACAAGCTGCCAGTCATCCCGCCTGTCGGGGGGCTGGACCTCAACACCGTTCGCAACGCCACTTACTTCATCACCTGACCATGAACTACAACCTCATCTCCGGCATCCGTCTCACCACACCTGTCGCCAAGTTCCAGTACCCGAAGCTGGTTGAACCTGAAACCAAGTTCAACCCTGAGGGTGTCTACAAACTGACGGCAGTGCTTGGTGCAGCCGAGGCCACCGAGATCAGCGAGGCTCTCGACACCCTGCTGAATAGCCACAAGGCCTCCCTGAAGCAGCAGGATCCAGGCAAGAAGGACTGGAAGCTGGCCGATCTGCCCTACTCCTTCGAGGACTACGACGGCAAGCCATCCTTCATCGTCAAGGTGAAGATGAAAGCCAAAGGCATGGGTCGTGACGGCAAGCCCTGGACTGCAGCGCCTGCCATCTTCGATGCCAAGGGTCAGCCCGTTCGTGACCGTGAGTCCCTCAAGGGCATGTGGTCTGGCACCACCGGCCGCGTGTCGTTTGAAGCGCAGCCGTTCTTCCAAGCAGCCATTGGCGCTGGCATTACCCTGCGCCTAAAGGCGGTGCAGATCATCGACCTTGTTGAAGGAGGCGGCAGTGCCGAGAGCTACGGCTTCGGAGAAGAAGACGGCTGGTCTGGTTCCTCGGAGGCGACGCCGTTCGATAGCTCAACGGCCATCCCCCTCGACGAGTCGGACTTCTGAGTACCGCTCCAAGTTTGAGCAGCAGGTCGCTGGCTCACTAAACAAACGGGGCCTGGCCTTTGACTACGAAAGCCAGGCCCTTACCTACACCATCACCGCCAGCTACACGCCGGACTTCATCCTGCCCAATGGCGTGATGGTTGAGACCAAAGGCCTGTTCACACCAGAGGATCGCCGCAAGATGCTGGCCGTCAAGGCGCAGCACCCTGACAAGGACATCCGCTTGTGCTTCATGCGGGCAGATACCAAACTCTCCCGCCGACCTGGCGCCCTGTCGTACTGGCAGTGGGCCGAGAGGCACGGCTTCATCTGGTGCGAGAAGCAGATACCCACCACATGGTTTAAGCAATGACTGATCAACAGATCATCCAGGCCGCCACCGACGCCGGCCTTTGTTTTCCTGAGTGCTGGGCCTTAGACCTCGCACAGCAGGATTGGGACGAACAGGAGCGGAATCAAATGGCCAAGCTGCGTCGCTTCGCTGAATTGATCCAAGCCCTGTAGTCCGATCAACTGCCATGCCATCCAAGTTCCTGCGGCATGAGCCTTGCCCGCAGTGCAACAGCAAGAACAACCTGGCCCGTTACGACGACGGTCACGCCACTTGCTTTGGCTGCGGCTACCAAGACCAACCGCCCAAGGGTGAAGCCCTTAAACCCATTGCGCCTATGGCACCACCTGTCACACCACTGCTGGACTTCATCGACATCAAGGCGCTGGAGAAGCGAGGCATCGACCTCGATACCTGCAAGCTGTACGGCTACGGCTATTCCGTACACAACAACGCCAAGGTTCAGGTCGCCACTTACCGGGACCAACACGGCAAGGAGGTAGCGCAGCACATCCGTGATGCCGGCAAGCGGTTCCGCTGGTTAGGTGACACGTCCAACATGCAGCTGTGGGGGCAACACCTCTGGCGGCAAGGGATCGGTGGCAGTGGTGGGGCCTTTGTCGTCGTCACCGAGGGCGAGATCGACGCCATGTCGGTCAGCCAGGTGCAAGGCAACCGCTACCCAGTGGTGTCCCTACCCAATGGTGCGCAGTCGGCCAAGAAATACTTGGCCGCCAATGCCGTATGGCTCAGCCAGTTCAGCCGGATCGTGCTCTGCTTCGACTCCGATGAACCTGGTGAGAAGGCAGCACAAGAAGCGTTGACCGTCCTGCCCCTGGGCAAGGTGGCCATCTGCCGGCTGCCCCGCAAGGACGCCAACGAAATGCTCAAGGCAGGGGAGGGCGACCTGCTGCGTGACCTGCTATGGAAGGCCACACCATCCCGCCCGGACGGCATCGTCAATGCCTCCGAGCTATGGGATGAACTGATCAAGCCATCGGCTGCATCGGTCTGCGAATACCCCTGGCCGCAGCTGAACCACATGACCCGTGGCTTCCGCAAAGGCGAGATGACCACCATCTGCGCAGGCAGTGGTGTGGGGAAGTCGTCCGTCTGCCGAGAGGTGGCCCATCACTTCCTGCGCCAAGGGCTACGCGTTGGCTACATCGCCTTGGAGGAATCCACCAAGCGCACCATGCAGGGCATCGTCGGCATCGAGCTGAACAAGCCCATCCACCTGGACCCTGCACTGGCCACAGAAGAGGAGCTGCGCGAGGGCTTCGACCGTGTGTTCGGCACTGGTCGCTGCTTCCTGTACGACCACTTCGGATCCATGGATCCCGAGCATCTGATCAACAAGATCAGATACCTGGCTGACGGGGAAGGCGCTGACGTCGTCATCCTTGACCACCTCACCATCGTGATCAGTGGCCTCGCTGACCTCGATGAACGACGGGCCATTGACGTCACCTGCACCAAGCTCCGTCAGGTCGTAGAGCAGACAGGCATCGGCCTGATCCTGGTCTCTCATCTCAAGCGGCCAGAAGGCCGCGGCCATGAGGAAGGGGCACAGACCTCCCTCTCTCAGCTTCGCGGCAGCCACGCCATAGCCCAGCTCAGTGACCTTTGCATCGGGGCAGAGCGGAACCAGCAGGGCGACGTCGCTGAACGCAATGAGCTACAGCTGCGTGTCTTGAAGAACCGCTTCTCCGGGCAGACGGGACCCTGCGACAAGCTGCTCTACGACCAGGACACAGGTCGACTGGTCATCCCCATGTCCCATTACTTCGGCACCTAACCCACCACCATGAACTGCCCTGAGTGCAACTGCGACGTCCTTCGCACCACGATGACCCGGCACTACCGCAAGCACGCCGTCATTCGCAGGAAGAAATGCACGTCCTGCAACCACGCCTGGTACACGATGGAAACCCAGATCCCAAAGGATGCCGTCGTCCATAACCGCACCCACGAAGGCATGTCCACCTTTGGCCTGACCAAAGAATTCCAAGGCCTGACCTACCGCCAATGACTGCATCCTTCGTTCACTGCACCCCCGACGCTGAGCTGCTCATCGTCGACATGGCACGGGTCAGCAACCCAGACAACCAAGGCAACTACCAAACAGCACCACGCCTGCTGCAGTACCTGATCAAGCACAAGCACTGGTCGCCATTTGAGATGGCATCCATGTGCCTGAGGATCCAGACCGAGCGGGACATCGCCGCCCAGATCCTGCGGCATCGGTCCTTCTCGTTTCAGGAGTTCAGCCAGCGGTACGCAGCGGCCTCGATGCCCATCGTCCCTGCCCTGCGCAGGCAGGACGACAAGAACCGGCAGTCCAGTCACGACGACCTGGACCCTGAGCTGAAGGCACGCCTCACCAGTCAGGCCGCCCAGCTGGTTGGCAAGGCCTACGGCATCTACGAAGGGATGCTCGCCCAGGGCGTGGCCAAGGAAACAGCACGGCGGATCCTCCCCCTTTGCACCCCGACCACCCTCTACATGCACGGCACGCTGCGCAGCTGGATCCACTACATCGAACTGCGCACCGAGCAAGGCACGCAGCTGGAGCATCGGCTGATTGCTGAGGCCTGCAAGGACATCTTCTGCACCCAATTCCCGTACACCGCCACTGCCCTTAACTGGCTATGACCCTTCTTGTTGATGCCGACTGGCTGATCTACACCGCCTGCTCTGCCTGCGAAACAGACATCCGCTGGGATGAATGGATCAACACCTTGCACCTGGAGCAGGCCGACGTCCGTGACTTCATCTCCGGCAAGGTCGCTTACTGGAAAGAGCTGACCGGGCACACCGACGTCGTCATGTGCCTGTCGGACTACCCCTCCTTCCGGCACACGATCTATCAGGACTACAAGGCAAACCGGATCGGCAAGCGCAAGCCCCTTGGCATCCGGGACATCAGGCTCTACGTCGAACAGAACTACCCAACCCGCACCATGATCGGCCTGGAAGCCGACGACGCCATCGGCATCTTTGCCACCGGCGGGCAGTACCAAGACCCGATCATCGTGTCCATCGACAAGGACATGCGCACCCTGCCCTGCCAACTGCTGGCCAATGACACCGTCGAAACCATCCATCAGGTCGACGCCGACCGGGCTTGGATGCTGCAGACCCTGACCGGTGACAGCACCGATAACTACGCAGGACTCAAAGGCCATGGCCCAGTCACTGCAGCCAAGACCTTGGGTGATGCCGTCGCCCTCAAAGACCTATGGGACAAGGTCGTTGCTGCCTACAAGAAAGCAGGCAGGTCGTACGCCGATGCCCTGCTCAACGCACGCCTGGCCAGGATCCTTCGCCACGGCGACTACGACTACGACACCAATGAGGTGCTGCTATGGGATCCGGATACCGACGTCAGGATGAAGGACGCTGACTAGGCATGCCGAGCGTGTCGTAGATCTGCATCAGCCTGGGATCCTGCATCGGCGCCTTGCCTTGAGGAATGTCCTCCTTGGCAATTTGCATGGCGGTCATGGCCTCAGTCATCCCTTGACCGAGGCCAGCACCAACACCAGCGGCACCACCGGTCATGGCAGGTGAGCACATCAGCGACCCCTCCGCTTCTTCGACATACCAGCTTCGCTTAATGCAATGGCCAGCGCCTGCCTTGGGCTCTTCACCACAGGGCCGCCCTTGCCGCTATGCAACTGGCCACGCTTGTACTCCCGCATGACCTTGGCCACCTTCTTCTCGCCCTTCATTGCTTGACCTTCCTGGATACGACGCCAGCCAGGATCTCAATGACGCGATAGATCTTGACCACCAGCTTGCTGTACTTGCTCAGCCGCTCGTTGTCCTTAGGCGTTGGTGTCATGTTCACCCACACCAATGCCGCACCATGCAGAGCTACTGCAAGTGCGACGTAGTCAGCAACCCGATCCATCGTGTTCGTGGCGTTGGCCTCTACTAGCCTGCCAGGCCTCGCCAAGGTTGTCCGCTGCCTCCCTGGCTAACCACCTACTGATTGCCGCTTGCTGGTTCCACGCTTGATTCAGGATCTCAGCAGCAGCTAGCAATCCCTGCCAGTCCTGGTCGTCATACAGATCCAGCAACAGACGCTGCGTCGTCTCTTGCCTTAATGAGATCTCCAGTGGGATGTCCAGCTGGTTCATTCCGGGTGCAGCGTCCGGGCTTCCAGCATCGTGACCCGCTGCTCCACACTGTTCAACCGGCTAAAGGTTTCCTTCCGGTCAGCCTTGATGTCGACGTGCAGTTGCTCCAACCTTGTCGCCACGTTGTCCACGCTGGCTGCCAGTCGGATCACTGCATCCCTGCCTTCCCTTCCGCGGGTGCCTGCTGCGCCAATACCCATGGCACCCACGGTGATAGCTGCACCGACGACAGCTGCTGCTACCTCAATCATCGGTCAACGGATCCCCGCCGCAGCCTACCGATAGACGGCAGTCCGGCAATTACTCAGCCTTTCGACCAATTACTCAGCCTTTCGACCAATTACTCAGCCTTTCGACTAAGGCTGATCAAAGTGGTCAATACGCCCATCATCACCGTGATCGCACGGGCATCAGCGTCGCTGCATCCCATCGGGGCAGGGTCGATGGCCTTGCCCTGTGGCGTACCAACCCACTTGGCATACCAGGGCCACACCGTCGGCAAGACATAGAACCGACAGCTGGCCCATTGCAAAGTCGCAACAACAACGATGGCCATGGAAACCGCAACGATGGATTTCCATAGCCACCTAGGCATTAGCGGCCTTGCCCCCTCGACTTCTTACGGCCAGGCCTGGCCTTGGTCCTTACGGAATTGCCGATGCTTGTCTTTTTGTATGGAGCACGAGAGATGTGCTCCACCTTGGTGGCACCGGCTTTCGCTTTGGTCGCCATCAGCTCAGCCCAAAAAGGTCCTTGAGTTCCTGGACAGTTAGCCCAGCAGCGTTGAGCTTTTGTTCAACCGTTTGCTCGGCTGAAATGGCATCTTGCTGAATCGACTCGATTTGATATTGGCCATTGGGATCAGGCACTATCGTGCATCCCTCGGGAGGTTGCCACTCAGTCTGTCCATCCCAGACAGTGCGGTTGATGCACTTGCCTTCAGAGTCGAGGATTGCGTAGATCATAATTACCAGCTCCAAACACGAACAATACCGGCAGCACCATTGCCGCCAGCGCCAGAAGTAAAGCCGTCATCACAGGCAGCGCCGCCACCACCTCCTCCACCAGGGAATGCGCCGTTGCCTGCGTTCATGCCATTTGTGGCTGTTACATAAGAACCGCCTCCGCCTCCACCACCTTCATTGATAGGCGCGTTTTGACCAGCGCTAATGGTTGCACTTGTTGAGCGAAGAAATGCGTTATAGCCGCCAGCACCTCCTACTGCAGATGTTGTATTGCCAGCCGTTCTGCCTGCCCCGCCACCACCTCCTGCTCCTCCAACAGGAAACGCAATAAAAAATCCGGCGCCGCCGTTGCCCAAGAGGCCCGCCCCGCCGACGCTGGCGTTAATGTAAGTGGAAGCTTTGAAAGACACAGAACCCCCAGCGACAGCCACATCTATCCCGCCTAAACCGCCACCTGCTGCTCCGCTTTCCAAGTAAGAACCGAATTGTGTATTGCCGCCAGAATTGCCGTTATCGCCAGCGGCATTAAATAGTGACACACCAGCGGCACCTACCCCTCCAGCTCCAATGGTGACGCTAACTGTGGCAGTCAAGCTGGAAGCATTAAACAATTTATACAGACCTGCCCCTCCTGCTCCTCCGCTTCCACCACCTCTGGCATTTGCTGTTGGGTTAGTGGCTCCAGAACCGCCACCAGCCCCACCCCCAACAAGCTCTACATAAACCATTGTGCAGTTGGCTGGCTTTGTCCAAGTACCGTTGCTTGTGAATTCCTGGTAATCACTTAAAAATGTTTGGTTGGAAGCAAATGTGATTGGCCCGGTCATTGTGCCACCAGTCTTAAGCAAGGCGGCGTCGTAGGTAGTCTTAACACTATTAGGCGTAGCCGCCGTTGTAGTGCTGGTTGAGCTAACAGAATCCGTTAATTGAACAGTACCGCGATCAGAAGTAGAACCTTGCTGGATTTTGGTGCCAGTAATGGCTGCAGCTGAATTGATGTCAGCGTCAACGATTGTGTCGTTAGCGATCTTTGCGCTAGTCACCGCGCCATTGTCAATGGTCCACACGGACCCATTCGCCGACGTCGTGATGTCGCCCTTGTCGCCGTTGGGGATGACGCCAGCAAGGCCATCGGCCAAGCTGTCGTCCAACTCCTGCTGCGTGTAGATGGACTGCCTTGCGTTTGTATCCAGGTCTGCCGCTACAAGCGTCGAGCCATCCGTGAAATCAACAAGCGGATTGGTCAGTGGCGTTTGCCGATACACCCGCACAGTGGCGCCATTGGCTGGCACCACATCCATCTGAATCAAGCTGTCATTGATCCAGGTAAATGTTGCTGGCGATCCGGCGACTGTCGCCAGTACATGCTCTCGACGGACGTAACCAAAGGGCACCGCAAACTGAGTTGTCGTACCGTCGCCGGTGTAGACGTTGTAAGAGAAAGCCATCAGCGTTTACCAGGAGTGATGGACCAGGCCTGGGGTTGTGCCTGTTCTGGTTGAGCGGTAGCCCCACCGTACCGACGCATGTATTCCTTTTCACCTTTGTCTGCTTGGATCACTGCTTCCTCCTGCATGATCAGCTGGCCCTTGGGTGTCGTGGCCTTATAGACAGCCTTGGCTAGCTCCTTGTACCGCTGGATCTCTGCCTGCAAAGCAGCAGCGCGAAGGCTGACGAAGCGATTGGACGGGCCCTCGATTGGCCAGGACTGGTACTGCGGGGATTCGATCAGCTCCGTCGCTGACTGCTGGAAGGTACGGCCAAACTCATCCTTCACCGTGGCGAAGGTCATGACGTAGTC